GTTTGTGACATCCAACGCTGGTGACAATTCATCCACAGTGCTAAACGAATTAAGACAGCGCGCATTGACGTTTCAATCAGATCGTTTGGGTTGGTTTGAGTGGTCCGCCGAAACTGATGACATTTACGACATCGAAAACTGGAAACAGGCCAATCCTGCATTGGGTCACATGCTTAGGGTTGAGGCCTTGCAAGATGCATTGGGTGATCGCGACAGTTTCATCACGGAATCATTGTCCCGGTGGGTTGATGCAATTGATTCGCCATGGCCAATGGAAATTTGGAACGATGGCGCGACCGATGTGATGATGTCCGATGGCTTACCAACCTGGATGGGCCTTGACATGACATTTAACCGTGAAAAGGCTTATTTGGTAACTGTGCAAGAACAGGCCGACAAGAAATTGGCCGTTTATGTTCACGAATGGACTGGACTGTCCAATGTGGAACTGGCAGGTGAAATTGCCACATTGCATCGCAGATTTAGGCCGCGCGTATTGGCTTATGATCCAAACACGGCTGGATACTTAGCCCCACAATTAGCCAGGGCAGGCATCCCTGTGGCTCCGACACCATGGGCATCCACATCATTTAGCATCATGTGTGATCAGGCGTTGGCAGCAATGAATGGTGGTTTGCTGATTCACCCTGATCAAGAAGTAATGCGCACGCATCTCTCAGCGTGTGCACGCAAACCTGCATCCGATGGCGGTTGGCGAATTTCACGCAGGGCAACCACAATTCCAATCAGTGCAGCGGTGGCATTTGTGATGGCGGTGGGTCATGCCACACAACCATCAGAAAATGTTGCTATCATTACAGCGTGACAAGCACTGGTCACTCCTTGAAACGTGTTGGGGTGGTTGAGGGGGATTAACTGCCCCAACACGTTGAACATTGTTGCATGATTTGTAAATGACAGTGTTGTAGTTCATCATGGGAACATGGGATTTTTCGATCTGTTTGCAGTCAATGCAGTTGCGCAAGTGCCTCAAATAAAATCACAGGCCTATGACGTAATCCCAAATTACCCGACTTTTAATGTGCCTAGTGTGTACACAACATACGAGGAAGCAATGCAGGTCCCAGCCTGTGCACGCGCCCGAAACATAATTGCAGGAACAATTGGCACACTAGGCCTCAATGCATTTAACAAAATTACAGGTGCCAAAATTGAGGGCCGATCAATTCTGGAACAACCTGACCCGGCAATTCCAACTGGCATTGTTCATGCCTGGACTGCATCAGACATTTTGTTCCATGGCGTTGCGTACTGGCAGGTGCTTGAAGTAAGTGCCGAGGACAACCGACCATTACGCGCACGCCGTATTGAACCAACGCGCATTACCTACAACACCGAATACAGCAACAACAACATAATTTCAGGATTTTGGCTTGATGGCATCCAGGTGCCAATGCAAGGTGTTGGATCGCTAATCATGTTTAACGGCATGGACAATGGCGTGTTGGTTCGCGCAGGTCGAACAATTCGCACAGCACTAAACCTTGAACAAGCTGCCGCAAACATGGCATCAGAGCCTGCCCCAACAATGGTGATCCGCAACACTGGTGTGCCATTGCCTAGTGAGGAAGTATCTGGCCTATTGGCTGCCTGGAAATCTGCGCGCCAAAAGAAATCAACGGCATACCTGACCGGGGGCCTAGAAGTTGATTCATTTGGATTTGATGCATCACAAATGCAATTGGTCGAGGCTAGGCAGTTTGTCGCATCAGAAATTGCACGTTTGGTTGGTTTGCCAGCCTGGTACCTAAATGCCGAAGCTGCATCTATGACATACACCAACGTGACAAGCGAACGCCGATCATTGGTGGATTTCAGCCTCAAACCAATCATGGCTTGCATCGAACAGCGTTTGTCGATGGATGACATCACACCTCGTGGACAGGTTGTCAGATTTGATCTCGATGATTACTTGCGAGGCAACCCACTTGAACAAGTTGAGGTCATTGGCCGAATGCTTGAATTAGGTTTGATCAACGTTGATGAAGCGCGCGAGGAAATGGACCTTGCACCGAGAGGAAACGAAAATGCAAATTAATTTTGACGGCACAATCCTTGCCGCAGATACAGAATCACGCACTCTGCGTGGATTGGTAGTTCCGTTCAATGAAACCGGGAATACCAGCGCAGGCCCAGTTCAATTTGCGTTTGGCGCATTTGGCGAAATTGATGCATCACAAATTATTTTAAATTTAGAACATGACCGCACCAAACCACTAGGCCGTGGCATTGCTGGATCAGAAACAATCACGCCAAAAGGCATTTCAATGGCGTTCAAACTTGCAAACACCCAGGCAGCAACCGATGCATTGATCGAAGCCGCTGAGGGTTTGCGCAGTTCATTTTCAATTGAAGCCACTGCCGATGAATACACCATCGAAAAAGGCATCATGAAAATTGCGGCAAGTACCTTGACGGGTGTTGCCCATGTCACCAATCCTGCATTCAAGGCAGCCAACATCACTGAGGTTGCTGCATCTGAGGATGAGGAATCACAAGCCACCGAAGCGGCAGTCGCTGAGGAACAAACAGAGGATACTACTGTGGAAGAAAACACAACCCCAGTGGCCGAAGAAGTAACCGCAGCCGCGGTTGTTCAGGCTGCTGCACCTGTGGCATACACAAAGCCACGTTCACCAATCGTTGATGGTGCATCGTACCTTGATCACAGCATCAAGGCAGCACTAGGCAACGATGAATCAAAGATGTACATCCGTGCAGCTGATGACGATTCAACAACAAACACTGGCCTCACTCTCGCGCCCCACATGAATGAGTTCATCACAAGTTCACTACCTACACGCCCGGCATTTGAGGCAGTACGCACTGAACGCCTAGTGGACACAGGCCTATCATTTACAATCCCACGTTTGACAGCAGTTCCAACTGTTGCAGACACCAACGAAGGTGCCGCACCTAGCGAAACAGGCATGACATCGGATTACTTAACCGTTCCCGTGAACAAGTTTGCAGGCCAAAACACCGTTTCATGGGAACTAATTGACCGTTCAGGCCCAGCATTTATGAACGAACTAATGCGCGAAATGCAAAATGCATACGCACTTGCAACTGACAAGGCACTTATTGCTGCATTCACCGCATCAGGCACCCAGGGTGCAGGCGTAGCCGCAACTGCCGCAGGTTTGCAATCATTCGTTGCAACTGAAACAGCAGCTGCGTACAAGGGCACTGGCAAGTTTGCTCAATCCTTGGTTGCAAGCCCTGACCAATGGGCAGCAATCATGGGATACGTTGATGGATCACAGCGACCACTTTATGTTGCCGCACAGCCATCAAACGCAGCTGGCGCAGTTAGCCCAACCGCAGTACGCGGCAATGTGCTAGGCCTTGACCTAATCGTGGATCATGGCATCACCACATCAGGTGTGATCGATGAATCAGCATTCATCATCGCCCGTGATGCAGTATCTGTGTACGAATCACCAACAACCCGTGTTCAGGTTCAAGTAATTGGATCAGGTCAGGTTGAGGTTGCACTTTACGGTTACCTAGCAATTGCAGTCAAGCAAGGTGCTGGCGTTCGCCGTTTCAACCTTACCTAATTAGGTAAACAGATGTGGGGGGTCGTTGCGGCCCTGTGGCGGCCCCTCACTTACTAAAAGGATTTAGACATGGCAATCATTGACATTGAGGACTTGCGCGAACTGTTGCAGGTCGGGAACATTTATCCTGACCCAGTTTTGCAAGAAGTTGCAGACACTGCACAAAATGTCGTTTTGTCATACTTAACATTCAACAGTTCAGCCATCAAGGCAGTTGAACTAACACTGAATGTGGCAACGTTTTACACAATTGCCCCACATGATTTTGTCGTTGGATCAGCATTGACAGTCACCGGGATCAACGCAACTTTCAATGGGTCACGCACTGTGACCGCAACCACCCCACACTCATTTGATGTAGCCATCACAGCTGCTGATGTTATTTTCACCCCAATCAAGCCTTACGGCAAAGCCGTATTGACTAGCCAGGCTACGTTGTACGATGCCGTGCCAGAAGTTCGAGAAGCTGCATTGGCAGTTGCCGCTGATGTCTGGATGGCACGTCAAGGCACAGTCGGTCAAGTTGGTATTGATTACCAACCAGCCCCATACAAAATTGGCCGAAGCCTAATGCAACGTGTGCATGGCATTTTGGCAAAACACATTGATACAGGATCGATGGTTGGTTAATGGCTGACCTGGCAACATTACGCAGCGACCTTGCAACCGCACTTGAATCGGTTGGATCAGTCGTTGTTTTTGCCTACCCTAAAGAACAGCCAAACAACAATTCAATCATTTTGGTTCCATCCAGCCCATACATTTTGCCAGTGGCAATTGGTGGGTTGTCTAATCGCCTAAATGTGCGATTTGATTTAACAGTTGCAGTCGCAATCAATGATACCCAAGCCGCATTGGCAAACATCGAATCATTAATGTTGGGTGTTTTGAACGCACTGCCACAAGGCGTTTCAATCGTTTCGCCGTGGTCAGGTCCGATCCCAGAGGACATTGGCCCAACAAAACTGATTACAAGCCAGATCACAATTGAAGTGGTCACAACCAACAACGGAAACTGAAAGGGTTAGCCCAATGGCAACTTACATCACCGGCAGGGATCTAACCCTGACCATTGACGGGGATTCATACGATGCACAGGCATCGACTGTGACTCTCGCAGTAGAAAACAACCAGGCAGTATTGGAAGTTTTGTCAGGCCGCGCCTACAAGACAATTGATTCAACTGCCACACTATCTGTCGAAATGTACGCAGATTGGGGTGCAGTGGCATCATTATGCGATGCACTATGGGATGCAGCTAAAACTGCGCCTGACACCGCAATTGCCGCATCATTCGATGCCAATGGATCAACATTCACTTGCAATGTTTTCCCAGCGTTTCCAACCGCAGGTGGTGGCGCAGTTGATGTGCTTACTACTACTGTTGAACTAGTAGTCGAGGATGGCAGCGTCACACGCGCCTAATTTAACGAGAACAGGGCACCCAAATGAAATTACAAGTTACAACCAAACAGGGTAAAAACTTCATAGTGGATGATGATGACATGGAACTGTGGATCGAACTAGAGGACATGTTGGACCTCACATTCATCGAGGCGCAGGAAAAAATCCAGCGACAGTCAATGAAAGTTTTATCCACACTAATGTTCATCGGGGCGCGTAAAGGTGGCCACACCGAATTGAAAACACGCAAGGCCTGGATTGAACATGAGTTTGAATCATTTGATGTGGTGGTCGATGAGGGCCCAAAAGACACCGACAAGGAAGCATCCAACGCGACCTGATCCAACTGGCAATCACATTTGGTTTGCCACTGGCTGACCTAAAAGCCTGGTCAGTGACAGATTTAGAAACGGCACTGGAATTGATTGAGGAAA